ACCGTCTGGATGTATTTCTTCAAAAGTTCCAGTTCTATGATAAGTATGTATTCTTTCAGCTCCTGGCGTATCATCAAATTCTTGAATGTGTCCTGATTCTGTGAATAGTGCTTTATTATGCGGATATTTTGCTCCAAATGGATTGTCCGGTTCTTGAAACAAATCTGTAACATCGGTATCTGCAATTTTTTTCTCAACTGATGGTGGTTTTGGACTACTGCTACCGCCACCGGATTGTTGGGGCGCTACAGAATAACCATCACTTGAAGATGGAGCCTCTGACTCATACATTGCATTTTGAGTATTCCTAGAAGCACTCTGAAATTCTTCTGGAGCAACTTCCCACATCACATCTCCATCTTTCAGTTTAGATGAAGCCGGTCCAGTTCCACTATCACTAGATGTTCCTGATTTTACCGCCCGATAAACTTTTTGTTCTATGTATTTACCATCGTCTTTACTGTTCAATAATCTTCTGGCATTTGCTTCGTGGCCACCCATTTGATTATTAACTTTATCTCTGACCGATCCGGGCGCGCCATTATTATTCGCATCAGATCTTCCATAGTATTTTTCACCAACACCACCCGCATTAATTGAAGAATAAATTTCTAATCTACCCATACCATTTTTGACGCCATGATCTCTCAGATATCTTACAACCGCGCCGTTAGGACCAAGTTGTGTATCAATCGCGGTTTGTTCCGTTGAAAAATCAATGCCGTATTTTTTAGCTTGTGGTTCTCCAAATTGAATGACGCCTCGGTGCTGACCCCATTGTGTAGTTGGTCCCTTGCGTCTGGCGTCCCATCTACCGCCCATTTCATAAGACATAACAGTACCAAAGTCTAATGCACTACACTGCATTGCAGCAGCAGCTGTAATGATGCCAGTTCTATATGTATACGGAGGTAGACTTCCAATTTGATTTTCTTGCAGTTGTGGAGAACGCACCAAGTCTCCCTCCGAATAATCTGACCCATTCTTCCATTCGCTGACATCCAAGCTTGGGGCAGCTCCGATGTTTTCGCTAGATTTTGGTTCTGGTTTATCATAAGTTCCAGTATTGCCGGTGGGGGCTGATGTAGAAGGCGAATACTCTAAAGGAGTTCCTTCAACCGAAGATCCGGTACTTTTGGAATCTTGACTTCCTGTTTCTGGGTCTGGTACAATACCATTTCTTTTTATTGGTACAGAACCACGTTCGCCTTTTGCCACACTGAAGTGCATTGCGTCTTTGACACTATTCCAATCACCACCCCAACCAAGGCCATATTTCCTTGCAATCGCGGAAGTATTTGCTGGCATATCACTTTCAAATGTTTTTTGGTATGGGTTTTCAGCAGGATTGATATCTATCGCAACACCAGAAGCATGATAACTCCATTTTTTAGAACCTCTACTTTGTCTATGGACATATCCACCCAGACTATAAATAGTATATCCATCCGGATGATTAGGAGCAGGAGTTCTTTCAAATTCATTTATAAAGTTTTGAAAATTCTTTGCATAGATAGTCGCAACCCAAGTACTTTTGCCATTTTTAGTTGTAATTTTTGAAAGTCGTTCTCTATTGTCTGCATCATTTGGAGTACCAGATTGATCTGGACTTGCGCTATCATTTCCCTTATTGTGGTGGTCATTTGATGCTGGCCCGCTGGTTTCACTTGTTCCGACTCCTGCTCCAGTTGCTAGAGGGTTTACGTCACTCTGATTTACGACTGTACCACCCTCGACAGACGCACTTCCTTCAGCGGGATAAGACCCATCTGGAGATTTTATAGAAGTTGCATTTGGTTTTCCATAAACGGTCCCCCAAACTATAGGATCCTGAGCATTCATGCCATCTCGGAAAAATCCCATAACCCATGCGCCAGGCAGAGATCCAGTAGGAGATTGTCCGATACCACCAATAGCAGCACTAGTGATGGGCATTATCGGCGCAGCCCAAGGTAATTTATCTGTTGGAATTTTTGATTTATCATCACTATGAAATCCAAAAATACGAACTCGGACGCGACCTAATGTCTCTGGATCATTGACATCTTCTACAATGCCTTGCCACCAGACCAATCCTTCAGTACCAGTAAAAAGATTCATTTACCACCGCCCCCCGTCAATACTGGTTCTTTCGATGGTAAAACATCATTGAAACTGTCTTTGACTAATTCTAAATCTGTGGTGTACTGATCGCCGGCTAGTATATGTCTAATTCCTGTTATCAAATATTTTCCACTATAATATTTATCTTTCCATTCTTCGCCCATATCGACTCTAGTAAACAGAGGTAATGTTAAATTTACAGTGTCGCCGACCACTAAGTCGCTGTCACCATAAATCGACATCTCGCATTTGATGTTATTCATAAGATTTGTATAAAATAACCTCTGCCTAAAAATTTTCTCTTGATTATACATTGGCCGGCCTTCTTTGACTTCCACTTCAGGTACTATAAATCGTACCGAAGTGTCATCATCGACTTTCATATATTGTTTGCCTTTTCCAGAAACATCAAAAATTGGACCTGATGTGTTTTTATTGTCTTTGTCATAATTCAAGTATTTGTATTCTTCGTGATCTTCCCATATACTATGTTCTAGATCGGTTTTATTTCTTGTAATCATGTCAATAGTAGAAACTTTGGAAGCAAAAACTCCATTTGTAATATTATCCAAAACCGAAAAATTGGAAAGAAACTTATAAGTGATCGCCTTTTTGTTTTCTACATTTACGTCCAATATCTCTTTTCCATCAACACCAGCATTTTTATAAGAACCAAGATTAAATTCATTTTTAGGCTCTTCTTCCACCAACATTTCCATAGGTTTCATTACATATTTTTTACTGGTTTCATAAAACATATAAGATGAACTCTTATATTCTTCGTGAAAGGCCTTTCCACACAAAAAAGAAATTGCTTTCATAGGTGTCATATTAGGAATTACGACACCAAGTTCTTCATCATATTTATCTTCGCTTGGCTCAAACTCAAATGTCTTTTTAGATTCTAATCGTTGAAAACATTTTTCAGCAATTTCTGTAGAACTGCCTTCAAAATATTCTGATATTCTTTGTTCAAAATTTGTTATCATATCTACAGAAACCAATTCCAAATTATAAGTTTGCGTACTGACATCGCTTTCTAAATCTGTAATTTTATTGACAATCATATCAAGTTCTGTAAATTCTGTTAATCCTTGAGTCGCAAAAGATATATTTACCCTTTCCTGTCCTATAATAGGCAAAAAGTTGAGAATCCCGTTAGCATCTTCCAAAGTCAGTTGAGCCGTAATCGAAGGAGAAAATAAGTCTTCGTAAATATTAAGAGATTTGTAAACACCAAAAAGATTCAATTCAAAGTCGTTGTGAGAAACTATAGTCATTTTTTTTATTTCACACAGCCCATATGTCTGAGAAATACTCATTATGCAACAATCCTTTCCCAATTTTCTAAAAATTTACCCAAAAGATCTTTTTTCATAATTCTTATAGTTCTATTTTTTTCGTTTTTCTCTTCTTCATATGCATACTTAGACTGCATAATATACGAATTTTTTTCTTCTGCCGGCAACGCAGAATATGTATCTGATGTTATTTTATAGCCTTCTATTTTATGAGTAAATTTGTGTGGGGTCTGCATTGCAACCAACAATCCTAATTCTATTGTATACTCAGAGGACGATTGCGGATTTAGTAAATTCCAACCCTCGAGAAAGTTAGTTTGATTTGGCTCTGTATATATTCCATTCCAAACATAAAAATTATCTTCAATTTTTACTACTTTGCCCATCACTCGGCCATTTAGATTTTGTAACGAATTTCTATCGCTCTGACTAACATATGGAACATCTTCAAGATTTATAATTCTTATCATATTAGACATATTTCTATTGTTATTTTCATCAAAAGGTCGGGTCATATCAGATGAGTAATATAATAAATCTGGAGCATCATCAGGAACTTTGAAAGTTATGTGGGAAGATCCAAAAAAATCTTTTTCAGATATTCCATTGTCATATAGACCATAAAAACGATTCGGATTCCAATAATTTTTTCCATCATCGGTAGTTAAATAAAAAGTATCATAAGGAGAAAAATTTATTTTAAATTTATATGTACCACCTCGAAATAACACAAGTTCTGGATCTGTAAGGCCATTAATTAAAAAATGATTAGATTCTTCAGGATTATTCCAATTATTACATGATATATTAAATTCGGCAGAGCTAGGAGTTGGCACCCCAAGTTCAGGTAATGGAGACCAATTTTGAGTTATACTATCCCATTTGACGCCTCTATCAATACTTTCGTCATAAACAATCTGACCATTATAATTTCCAAATGAAGTGTTTCCATTTTTGGGCAACAAAGGCGCTGGTAACATACGTTTTAGTTCTAAAACATTTTTTGGAGTGTATTTTTTAGAGATATATTCATAAAACATAGATTCCGTCTTAGGTAATTCTTCATAAACGTCTAACAAGTTATTGTACATCAAAATAACCCAACTATATTTCGCATCGCCATAATATTGTGCAGATATGCTTTCTACTGTCTGATCAGATTCTATAGTATGTACCAAATAATTTTTGGGATCATCTTTGTAAGAATCTAAAATATATGCAAATCTAAAAATATTTTTAGATTCTACTGGACGATTATCGAGTTTTATATCATATTTAATATTTGAAATTTTATTAAACATTTTTAATATCCTTCTGCAGCATCGCGTGTGGATACGACTTGTACTTCTTGGAATGTTAATGTGAGATTTATTAGTGCTGGAGCAGGGGCCTCACCCCTGTCACTTTGAAACATTGCAAACTGTCCATTGCCACCATATGATACATCACAACCCGTACATACCGATGGTTTTATCTTATTGAGATATTCAGTAGGTTTTCCATCAATCATATATTCTATACTAAACCAATTGGGCGTTTTGAAAGTATTTCCATTTCCTCTAATTTCGGGTAACATCTGGATCCTAAAAAATTTAATTATTTTTCTCAACATATCAGATTCTTCCCAAGATTTGGGCAAAAATTCATATGCATAACTAAAAGTCCTAAACTCTACTCCCTCAAATAAAACAGTTCGATTTGCAGCACCAACACCAAGGCCCTGTGTCTGGGCAAGAACCCCGCCAGTATCACCCAATTGTTGACCAGTTTGACCGATAATCTGCGAAGCAAGATTTGTAAGTACATCCATATTATTATCATCTCCATCACTTCCTAGATTCCCTATCGTACCCGCAATACTTCCACCGTCTGTATTTCTATATCCTACCTGAGAATTTACTGTAAGACTTTCTGGGATATATAACTGGACAGTTCCTTCTGGTTCTCCACCCTGCGATTGCGAACCTACAGTTTCCATCTTTGTATATCCTGCAACGTCATTTGAATAAGCAGTAAATATGATATAATCACGAACATTATCAGATCCCGTATCGCCAGGATATGCCCCAGCGAAAGGCCTTTCCATGTCACTAGCCTGTACTGTATTAGGTCCACCAGTTCTTGTTACTTGTTGAGAGATTACCCCAGCTGCATCATTTGCTGCTTTTTCGATTGATGCGCGGGCCCTTCCGACCGCATCAGCATTTGCAAGAGCTTCTTGCAATTTCTCTTGAGTGGCGCCTTCCAATAACTTTGCCTGTGCCTCAAGACTTTCCGTTGTGACAGGTATACCCGATCTCTCAAGAATAAGTTGAGGTGTGATTTCTGATATATCTGGTATATCCGGTATAGAAAGATTTGGTATATCTGGTATAGCAATATTATTATCGTCAAACGTATTGGTGACCTGAGATATATTAAAATTCCCAAATGGCAAATTAAACATCAGTAAAGACTCCTAAATAGTTAAATATATTTATAAGGTTTTTTATACGACAATGCGGAGATTTACATATAAAGGAAAATATAATCCGGTCAATGCACATAAATATGTGGGAAATGTATCAAATGTAACCTACAGGTCTATGTGGGAACGCAGATTTATGAAATATTGTGATATGAATCTAAATGTTGTAAGATGGTCCAGTGAGGAGTTAATAATACCATATTATTCGCCAGTCGATAGAAAAATGCACAAATACTATCCTGATTTTTTGCTGACAGTAAAGACCAAAGATGAAAAAACAAAAACAATGGTAATAGAAGTGAAACCAAAAAGAGAAACCAAAGCACCTAAAAAGAAAAAGAAAATAACCCCCAGATATTTACAAGAAATGAAAACATGGAGCATCAATGAAGCAAAGTGGAAATATGCAGAAGAATTTTGCAAAGATAGAAATTGGGAATTCAAAATACTCACTGAAGATTTTAAGGCACTACTAAATGGCAGTTAATTTTACACCACTACTCAAAAGACTTGCGGCAAAAGGAGTAAAACCTAACACTCCCGCAGCCAGAAATTGGTTTCGGACTAAGGTCAGAAGCACAAGAGTAAACAGACAAAAACTTATGTCGGCATCTGACAGGTTGGAAGCAAGGCCCCAGATTGGTTCTATGTATTGTTATGCATACGATCCAAAGTGGAAAAAGAAATTAGAATATTATGATGAATTTCCTTTGATATTTGTGGTCGAACCATCGCCGGGCGGATTTATCGGAATCAATCTACATTATGTTTCTCCAAGAAATAGAATTGTTTTGATGGACAGTTTAACAAAAATATCCACCGACAAAAATTACAACAAAAAAACAAAATTAGCATTGTCGTATAATATACTAAAAGGACTGTCTAAATATAATATGATAAAACCATGTCTGAAAAGATATTTATATGGACAAGTGAAATCAAATTTTGTAAAAATAGATGCAAACGAATGGGATATTGCAATCTTCCTTCCTGTTCAGAAATTTAGAAAGGCCGCTGCAAGTACAGTCTGGTCGGAAAGCGCAAGGAACAGTTAAATGGGAAATATGGATAGATTTATTGCAAATATAAAAGAAGGCGGATTGAGTCGTGGCAATAGATACGAACTACTGATTACTGCGCCCAGCATTTCGGCTTTAGGAAATTTTGCAAACAACGGCGGCGCTGAGCAACTAAGATACAGAGTCTCGACTGTAAGTTTGCCTAGCAAATCTATTGCAACATCAGAAACCAAAATATATGGACCAGTAAGATTAGCACCATATCAAATCACATATGACCAACTTTCTTTTAGTGTATATCTTAGCGATGACTTTAGAGAAAGACAATATTTTGAAGATTGGATGCATTATGTAATTGATTACGATACACACAGAATTAGATATTACAAAGATTATTCTGCTAGTGATATGCAACTAATGGTAATGGATGAAACAAACAAAGTTACAAATACATATGTATTTGAAGAGTCATATCCTCTATCTGTTGGCGAAGTCAGTATGTCTTACTCAAACGAAGAGCCAGCAACATGCGACATATCAATGACATATAGAAAATATATCTCAAAATCATCATACACAGAAGCCGGCGGCGGCAGAAAAAAAAGAAAATCTCAAGAAAATCTTAGAAATACAGTAGAATCTCAGGGCAGATCTGCTGCGGATATAAAAAGAGCTCTTTCTGCATCCGGATTTTAATAATACTACTAAATATACGAATTGAAATGAAATGGAAAAATAATGTTACCAAGAATTGACACCCCAACTTATGAATTAGAAATACCATCAACAAAACAGAAAGTAAGATTTCGACCATTCTTGATAAAAGAAGAAAAAATTCTTCTGATGGCACAACAGGGGGACGACACAGACGAAAAAATCGAATCTATCAAACAAGTGATAAGAAATTGTATAATTCAAGATATTGATGTTGAAAGATTAGCGACATTCGATATAGAGTATATTTTTGTAAATCTTCGATCAAAATCTATAAGCAATATTGTCGAATTAAATTATAATCATGTATGTAATGTTGGTGGAGAATCAAAAGAAGAAAAAATACCATTTCATCTTAACTTAGACGATGTGGTTGTGGAATTTGAGTCTCAAGAAAATTATAATAAAATCAGTTTGACAGATAATATTGGCATCATAATGAAATATCCAAATTTTAGCACTATGCGAATGTTATCACAGACAGACACATACGAAGATATAGTGAGTGTCATTGCTACATGTATTGATATGATATATCAAGACGAGGACATTTTTAATACAACCGATCACCCTATAAGTGAAGTAAAAGATTTTATAGAAAATTTGACACAAGAACAGTTTGGAAAAATAAATGATTTTTTTGAAAATATGCCTGAAGCTGCCGCGATTTGTAAAATTAAATGCAATAAATGCGGATTTGAGAAAGATATGAGGGTGGCGGGGATCACCGATTTTTTTCTCTAACTTTGAATCATGAATCTTTGGTATCTCTATATAGAAACAATTTTGCATTAATGCATCATCATAAATATAGTTTGACAGAATTGGAAAACATGATTCCGTGGGAACGCGAAATATACCTTACATTATTGATGGATTATATAAAAGAAGAAAACGCCAGACAAAATCAACAGTAAAGGAAAAATTTCAATGGAAAAACAACTAGAAAAAGACTCCAAATATGCCTACCTAGATAGAGACCATGATGGCATAGTTAGTGATGAGGAAATGGCAATGGAAAAACAAATGATAGAATTGGCCGACATGAAATCGAACGTGGAAAATGAAGATAAGAAACAAGACGCCCAAAGACACATGGCATGGTTCGCTCTTTTTGGTATGTTATTATACCCTTTTGCAGTAGTTATTGCAGAATTAATAGGACTTATCAAGGCAAGCTCAATTCTGGGAGATATGGCCCCAACATATTTTGTGTCGGTTGCTGCAATAGTCGCAGCATTCTATGCGAAAGAAGTAATGGGTAAAAAGTAAATGGCAAGTCTAGCAGGAGTAACAGATCAACTACAACGTCAAAACCAGCAGGAATTGGCAAGTGTAATAAGAATCGCAAATGAACAGTTGGTTTCTTCTGGTGCTAGACAAGGTCTAGATGAAATTGCCAAAATATTTGAAGCACAACAGGGCACTTCATTATCAGAATTCAAAGCTACTAAAAAACAAATAGAAGAAATGCAAAGAGGACTGGCATCCCTAGAAGGCGTAAATTCTGAAGAAAAGAGAATGTTGCAGAGAGTCCTAGAAACATCTCAAGCTAGTATCGGCGAGAATGTAACATTTAAAAAATCCATCGGAGAACTAACAGCCAACAC